CCCGCCGCCAGACCACCACCGGTGCCGGTCGGCAGCAGGTTGGACGTGTAGATCGTGAACCGGTCGATCATGCCGAGGCGGCCGTTACGCATCACGCTCACCGAGTCGCCGGTCAGGTAAGCCTGACGGAGATCGGAGAACTTGAGCAGGGCAGCCGCCCACACCGGCATGACGATCCAGCGGCCGTTCTCGGGGATGTTCTGCTCATCGAGCGTCTGGCCAAGGCGGATGATCAGATCCAGGATCTCCACCTCGCCAGCGGCCGGGGTCCGCGCCACCAGGGCCAGCGGCGAACCGGTGGCACCCAGGTTGATATCATTGGAGACCTTGCCAGCCGTGGTGCCCTTGTTGTCAGCGCTGGCGTCGCCAACGATGTCCTTGAGCACGTCGGTATCGACGGTGATCTTGAGCTGCTCAGCGGCATCATCGGACCACATCGACAGCGCATTGAGATCCGACTGGACCTCCATCACGTCATCGAGGATGGTGTTGAAGTATTTGCCCTTGTCGATCAGCAGATCAAGAACCGAGCCTTCCGGGCGCTCAAGGGTGAGCGCGCCATCAGCCTTATAGTCGCGGATGGTGATGGTCGGCTTCGTGCGGATCTTGACGGTGTCGCCCTGGTTCTTGATCTCACCTTCGTAGTCGGTGTTCGAGATCGCGCTCAGGACGGTCGAGGCATAGAACTTCTCGATCAGCTTACCGGACCAGATGGTCGGGATAAAGCCGTTGGTCGCGAAGGCGTTGCCAGTGGAACCGGTCGGAAACACGGCCGGAGTGGTCATACTGGTAGCGACTGGAAAAGCCATAGTCAAATCCCCCTCAGGATTGGCGCTAGGCTTTCAACGCCCTCGCGCCACGTTAATTTCGGATACGGCCTTCTCGTTGAGCCGCAAAGATGTCGGCTTCGATCTTGCCTTTTTCCTCCTCGCGCCCACGGTATTTGCCTTGGGCTGAGTCGGCATAAAACTGTTTGATTTGTAGCTGCGTGTAGATGGGCTTGTCGGCTGCGGGGGCCTCAGGGGCCGCCGAAGAAGTCTTCGCCCTTCCGGGTGCCGCCAGACTTTCAAGCGGGGTCTTGGTCGCAGGGGTTGCCGCCTGCTGTGTTCCCGCCGTCGGCGCGATGGGGTTCTCATTGAGGAACCCCTGGAAGAAGGCCAAGACACGAGGGGATTGGTTCGCCTCGAAAGCGGCCTTCAACATATCCTTACGTTTAGCACCGCTTAACGGGTCATGCAAGTCCAACCATGCAAGAAATTCACTTTTTTTATTGATCGCTCGCCAGTCGGGCAGTTCTTTGCTCAAATAATCGAACATGGACTGCCGCGCCGACTTGGCGACAAACGCCCCCTGGTGGCCGACTTGCTGCCGCAAGCTGTTGATTTCATCCAGCAAGGGCTGCACCACCGGCATCAGCTCCTCGCGCGCTTTCTTGCCGACAACAGACAGCAGTTCCTCGCCGTAATCCGCGCGTTCCTGTTCGCTCAGCAAGCTCTGAGCCTGTTGCTGCGGGGTGTCCTGCGGCTGTGGGGCGGTCTGCATGGTCGCGAGCATACCGCGCAGCGCGGCGTTGTTTTCCCGCTCCACGGAAAGACCAGCCTCGGCCTGCTGGAGTCGCGCATAAAGCGACCAATAGCGCTGCTCCCAGGAGCCATTCTGGATCGTTTCGGAACGCTGCGGCGGTTCTTCGGCCGGAGCGGGCTGGCTTACCTGCGGGGTAACCTGCGGAGGGGCTTGAGTGTCAGCGGCCGGGGCGGGCGGCGCTTCGGGGTTCGGATTGTTGGGGTCGGCCTCTTGGCTATAAGCCGCTTGGTGCAGCTTGTCAGCTTCGGCGGACTGGGCGAGGACGGCGGCGGGGATTTTGACGTTGGGGTCGATAGGCAGGGTGGTAGAGCCGGTGGTCATGATATTTCTCCTGGCCAGGGGGGCGGCCTACCCGGTGAAGGATAGGCGACCGCCCTGACTTTGGATGGTTGCTTGGAAGTATTAGACGGCGCTGGAGAACGGCGTGGCCTCGGTGCCGGTCGCCGCACCACGGATGCTGACAGCCCACAGGCCGGAGGCGATATCTTCCAACTCGATGATATCCCCCTTGATGCCGCCCTTGGTCGAGCCGTCCATGGTGATGGTGTCGTCGGTCGCACCAGCTTCCCAGGCGTTCATGGTCGCGCCGCCGTCGGCAGCCTGGAACGCCACGCCAGCCATCACGTCGGTGGAATTAGCCACCTGGACCTTGAAGCTGCCCGAGGCGATGGTTGTTCCAACCACAAGGCGCAGCCGCAGGCCGGAGCCAGTCGCAGCCGGAAGGGTCACGGTGGTGCCAGTCGAACGATTGACCGTGATGGTGCGGTTGTGGTGCAAGTCGGCCGAAACGGTCAGCGCTGCCGCCGCCAGATTGACCAACTGGGTGTTGCGCTCCTGGAGATCGCGAATGGCGGCAGGAACGTCCGCCTGATCTATAGACCGCTGAATAACGCTTGTGCCAGCCATGGGCTTAGTCCTTCTGGAGTTTCAGAGCAGTTTCACGGCAGGTTTTCATGGTGTCATGCAAAAAGCGCGCCTGCCGCGCACCTCCCTGCATGGTGTGAGCCAAATCCGGGTGCGCGTCAACGGTTTCATCCGCTAAGCGCCGGTAATGCTCGTTCAAGGCAGCGACGAACCGGTCCCATAGGACTGGGTTTTGGCTGGCAATAACCGCCGCAACCTTGACCAATTCGTCGCTGGCCTTGGCCATTTAGCACTTACCCGCAGGCATCGACTTCTGCTTGCCGAACATGTGGCCGGAACCACCTTTGGCATATTTGCCGCCCGAGCCCGTCTTGGAGCCGGTCGCCGTGGTGCCCGCCTTCTGGGGGCCAGCATATTGCTTGCCGAACATGCCCTTGGAGCCGCCCTTGACGGAAAACCCGCTTTTGGTCGAGATAACCTTCGATTTCGCCATTTGTGTTCTCCTCTAAGCCCCCCGCTTGGGCTTACCTATTGGGTAACTATTGCGGGCCGCCAGCGACGTTGGTGCGCGGGCCGGTATCGTTGTTGACCATCTGCCCCTCTTTGCCACCCTGCGCGGCTGCGGCGTTCTGACCGACACCGCCATGGCCGGGGATGCCCTGCATCTGGGCGAGCATCTGGGCGGCTTTTTGCTGCTGCGCAATCTCGTCGGAGGACGGCACGATCTTGGCGCCTTCCATGCCCAAAGTTCCGGCCACGGAGCGCAGCACCTCGGCACGGCCAGCAGGCCCGATAATCTGCATGTCGATGGGGTTGGCGGTGACACCCAGGAATTCGAGCTGGCGGGCGCGCTGGGTTTCCTTCTGGGTCGCGACGGTGACACCCAAGACGCGGACCTTTTCCTGACCGGTGAGCAATCCCGACTCGTCGGTCAACAAAATCATATCGAACAGACCAGTCATCAACGGCTCGATCACGTCGCGGTCCACGTTGGCCGCCACGGTCTGGAGGATCTTCGACGCATTGCCCATCAGCATGGCAAGGCCGGATGCCGTGCGCCCGGCGCCCCCGGTGGCCCCGGAGCCAGACAAATACTTTGGGATGGCCGACAGGTCATCGGCGAGGTTCACGAACTGGTTGTAAACCTGGAACAGCTCCTGCGCATGCGAGGCGGGCTGGAAGAAATCCACCGGCTTGTTGTTGGTCGAGCTGTTGCTCATGGGGTCGGTGGTCACGTGCCACCGCTTCCACGGGAACATCTCATTGCCATCCTCTCCGGCCGCCAGCCGATCATCGTTGACAACAACCTGTGGGCCAGACGAGATCGAAAGGTTGTTGACCAGGGCGCGCAGCGTCGCGTTGCACACGTCCTGGATGTCGCTGAGAATATCGGGCAGCCCATTGCCCACCGGCGTTCCCGGCACTTTCTCAAACGACGTGATGTAATACGGGTGGCGGCGGCGCGGGCTCGGCGACAACTGCACCTTGATGACGTGACGGCCGATCAGCCATGCCTGGACGAAATAATCGCGCAGCTCGTCGGGGACTTGGCTGGTGTCCATGCCCTGTTGGAGCAGCAATTTTCCCTGCACGTTCCCGGTGAATTCCAGGCAGGTGATCATGCCTGACTGGTTCATCTGCGGATTCTCGCGGTTTTCCTGCACCGCGCGCTCACTGTCGGTCGAGTCCCAGTCTTCAACCAAGCCACCGGTGCCATATTCATCGAGCACGGCGCGCACTTCGTCATGGTTGTAGCCGGGCAAATCGAGCAGATCGTTCAACTCGGCGCGCGTGAGGCGCGAGCGTTCGATAAAATTCGCCACCTCGATATCGGAGACACCGGGCGTCCACCAGATGTCGAATGGGCTCATGCGATACCAGAACAGCCGGGGCGCGTCCTTGCTTACCGGTTTGCCGTTCTCCCAGACAACCGAGGGCACCATTTTAACAACGGGGCCTTTGATGCAGGCGAAGGGGAACAGCGGCAAGTCCACCAGGAACTCGGCCAGCGCCTTATAGAACCCGCCCTGCTTGAGCAACTCGTCCACCTTGTCGGTGGCGATACGCGCCTGATTCGACGCCTTTTTCTTGGCGGCCTGCCGCGCTGCTTCCACAAGGGTCGCGTAGCGGTCGCGGACCTGATCCTCATTGGGCTGCTGGCCACCCTGTGTCAAGGTCTGCACTTCGGTGTTGATCAGCGTATTGATGGCCATCATGACCGAGTCGGGGATATCCGGGTCATCGGCGGCGTCAATGCCCCACGGGCGGTCCTGCCCAAGATAAACATCACGCAAAAGACTTGTCGCGCCACGGCATTTCATGGCGATCAGGCGCGCGTAAATCTCGGAGCCG